CTAACTATAAATTAACATATGTTAATAAATTTGGTGCATTTCAAGATTTGTGGTTCTTTAAAAGAGCAGATGTTATTATGGAAACAGAAAACAAGCAATACAGAAGAAACATTATATCCAATAATGCTTATAGCATAAGTAGTCATCAATATAAGACGCTTTACAGAACAGGAAAGGAAACTATTTCACTTAATAGTGGCTTTTATAGAGAGGATTACAACGTGTTATTTAAGGAATTAATGCTTAGTGAGTATGTTTGGATAAATTATGAAGGAAATACACTACCTGTTAACGTTAAATCAACAGAATTAGCCTATAAGACAGTTTTAAACGATAAATTGATACAATACAAGATTGATTTAGAATTTGCATTTGACACTATAAACACAGTAAATTAATGAGCAGAAATGTAGAAATATACATATCCAACAATAGATTAGACTTATTTGACTTTGAAGAAGTGTCACTAACCAATGCTATTAAGGATATTAGAGATATATCTAAGGTTTTTACTGACTTTTCTAGGGAAATAACTGTTCCAGCATCAAAAAACAACAATAAGATATTTAAACACTATGATAATTGGGATATTATAGATGGATTTGATGCAAGATTAAGAGTAGATGCTTTAATAAAAGTAGATGGTGTTGATTACAAAGAAGGAAAAGTTTCTTTATCGGGAACTTCTGTAAGAAACGGCATAGTTGACAGTTATACTATAATTTTCTATGGTAAAACAGTAAACTTAAAGGACTTAATGGAGGACGATATGCTAGACGACTTAGGTTCTAAGAAGTTTGAGATTGGAGATACTGTTCTAAACAACTTTACCTTTACATATAGTGCTGATTTTGTACAAGACTGTTTTATGTACGGATATTATTATTCTGGAGGCAGTCTTAATTCAGCACCTACAACATTTCCTACAACACCAATAGCGACAGATTTTGATGTGTGTTTTCCTTTTATTAGTGGTGAATCTTTCTATTATTTAGATGATTCTGATAGTAGAAAGCTAAGTCCTAAAGATAAGGTAGATAGTAGGAACGTACACGCTACTGCGTCTATTGACACTGATTTAAGACCAAAAAGAGGGGTGTGGTTTAAGGATTTAAAGCCTGCCGTTAGAATAAAATGGATTATACAAGCTATTGAGGAAAGATATGGACTTGAATTTAGCAACGAGTTCTTTAATGATAATACCAATATAGTGTTTGATGAGTTGTTTTTATTTTTACACAGGGAATCTGGAAACATAAACAAGCAATTAGAGGAAACGAATGCGGTATTTGGACTAAATAACTTTTCTTCAACAGGGTTTTATGATTGGAAAGGACAAAATGTCTACAGTTCCACTCAATCACTAGAAACTAATGAGTTAGAGTTTTTCGCAAACACAGAATATCCATCTGGTTACACTAATACAATAATTCATAGAGTTACTTTTGATATAGATGTAGCAGGAGACGGTGATTGGTCTTTATTAGTTGAAAATATTTATAATAATGCGCCTAGTAGAGTATTGCCTGTTATAGATGAGAAGATATATTCAGAAAAAGGAACGTCAGGTGTTTCATATACCGTTGATATAAGACAAAATATATTATACCCAAACACAGGATTTGATATAGCAACACCTCAATTCACTATTACTACACAAGGAGGTATAACCGCTATAACATCTATTACTAATATAGAAATAGAGAGAATAGAACTAAACAGAGGTGTTGAAACATCATTAGGAACGGCTACATATACAATGACTGCTCCATCATTAGGTGTTTCTAAGTCAAATATAGTTGCTCAAATGCCTAAGATGAAGGTTTTGGATTTTTTAACGTCTATATTCAAAAAATTCAATCTTACTGCTTATTACGAACCTATTAATTCTGTAAGTGAACACGCAGGAAAGGTAAGAGTGAGAACATTAGATGAATATTATACGGATGCTAATTTAGTTGATTTAACTCCTTACGTAGATACTTCTGAATCAAGGGTGGATAGATTTGGTATATGGAAAAACATAGATTACGGGTTTTCAGAGCCAAAAACATTTGCTATAATTAACGCAAACGAGATTAGGTCTTTAATAAAGAACGATACAGGCGGTAGATATGATTTTGGTAATGAAAGAGTTAAATTAACTATTGGGGATGGAAGTTATGAAACATCTTTAGGATTTGAGAAGATGATGTATGAGAGAATGAGTAATCAAAATACTGCATCACCCTATGATTCTAAATTAACGTGGGGTTGGAGTGCGAATAGAGAAGAAAGCGCAGTACTAACTAATCCTATATTGTTCTATCCTATAAAAACACCTGTATATGGAACAAATAGTGGAGCTTTAGATGCTGGTAATGACTTTATAACGTTTGATAAGAGTGATTATAATGAAGATGGAAGTAGAGAAGGTTCTACAGATATAGATTTAGTAGGAACAGAAACTATAACGCAAAACGTTGTTAGTTTTTATATTAGACCATCTAACAGTCATTGGATGGCGACTTATGGAGAAAATGGTTATAGTTTAAACTTTGGTAGTGAGTTAGATGAGCATAACAGAACAACAAATAACAATAGTCTTTACCAAACTTACCACAAAACGTACATAGAAGATGTGTATAATGAAAGAGCAAGAATTGTTAATCTAACAGCCTACTTACCTTCTAATTTAATACACTCTATACGTCTTAATGACGAGATTTTAATAAAAAACAGAAGATACGGAATAAATAAAATAGATGTTAATATAAGCACAGGTAAAACTAAGTTAGAATTATTATCTAGGATATATAGAAAGGTTGCTTTACCTGAAATAAACATAGGATTTAATTACGATTTAAACACATATATATAAAATGGCAAATAAAATAACATACACTAACAAAGTAAGTGTAAATCCAGAAACCGTTGCTATAAATCAATGGAGGGATAACGATGCTAACGAGGTTAAAACTAAACATAACCTTAATGATGATAGAATTACAGCTTTAGAAAACGATGGGGGTTTAGCTAATGTAGTAGAAGATACTACACCGCAATTAGGTGGTGCTTTGGATTTGAATGGGTTTCAAATAACTAGTTCTTCTGCAACGGATATTGTTATAAATGCGGCAGGGGAAGAAGTACAAGTTTTAGATTTTATAACTTTTCTAGGTGGTTTTGAATCAACTTTAGGGGGTACTTTGAATGGGGATTTAATTATGACTAGTAATAAAATATCTAGTTTAGCAAACGGAACAGCAAGCACCGATGCCGTAAACAAAGGACAATTAGATTTAAAAACAGACGCATCTTCTGTTGTTCCTTATAGCGGAGCAATAACAAACTTAGATTTAAACGGTAAAATATTATCAAATGTTGGTCACGCTCTCTTTATTACTTATGTAAAAGTTGGAGATGCAACTAATAACGGGGTTTTTATTATAGCAGACGGCACAGGATATTCTTCTGTTAATGAATCTACTGTTATGCATAGTAAAACGAATTATTTTCTTATTACAAAACAAGATAGTTCTGCAAACCAAAGAACAGTAAGATATGATTTTAGCGGTCTTACTATTGCATCAACGAGTACTATTAAGTTTCAAGATAAAAGCGGAACAATGGCTTTTGTCGGAGCCGTCAAAGATAACACAGGAACAACAAAAACCCTAGCTTTAGCGGATGCTAATGAAATTGTTACAATGAACAACGCTTCGGCTAACACGCTAACAATACCAGCAAATAGTTCAGTAGCGTTTCCTATTGGAACGGTAATAACGTTGATTAATTTAGGCGCAGGAACAACAACGGTTGGAATAACAACAGATACGTTAAATAAAGCAAGTGCTATTAGTGATTTTACATTATTACAAAACGCAAAAAGAACGATTACTAAAGTAACAGCAACGAGGTGGATATTTGGATATTAAAATTTACAAATGAAAAACATTGCAATAGTTTTAGGAATCTAAAAAAGAGAATAACATGAATTTAAGACTAATAATAGACATACTAGCAATGGATGATTGGTATGTTGACGACGAAGATATAAAAATAGCTAAAGGTAAGTACAAAACACCTTATAAGCTGAAAGATATAATAGAGAAATACAAAAGAAGATAATGGCTGATAATCAGAGTGTATATAAAGTTAGAATTGATGTAGAAACACAAACTGCTGCAATAGTTGATTTAAAAGGCAAGATAGTAGCTACTCAAATACCTGTAAGTCAACTAGAAAAAGAATTTGGCAAGTTAAAAACAACTATAGATTCTACAAAATTTAATAATTTTAATAAAGAAGTAAGAAACACGCAAACTAGCTTACAAGGAGCTTCCCAAGCTAGTGGTGGTGCTGCAACTTCTGTATTAGAACTAGGTAGAGCCGTTTCAGATGCACCTTATGGTATTCGTGGTATGGCGAATAACGTTTCTCAACTATCTTCAAATATGTTATTTGCTGCGCAAAAAGTAGACCTAGTAACAGGTAAGGTTGTTGGCTTTAGCGGTGTGCTTAAAGATATGTGGAAAGCGATGCTAGGTCCTTTAGGTATATTGTTAGCTATACAAGCAGTCATTGCAGCAGTAGACTACTTTTATGGTGGTATGAAAAAAGCAGAGGGTGGTGCAGATGATTACAGAAAAAGCCTAGAAGAACTTAATAAAGCATTAAACGATAACTTTATATCTCAAGACGATGTTAATGGGAAAATAGAGGAATATATAAAATTAATGGCTTTGAAGATAGAAACCGATGCTTCTTCAAAGAAAACATCAGAGGAATTAGCTGATATACAGAAAGATATAGTTAAAAATCAAGAGTATGCTAATAAATTATTAAAACAGAGAGAGGACCTAGAAAAAAGAGGTGTTGTGAGTGGAGATGTTTATGAAAGGGTTTTAAAATCAGAACAATTTTATTTAAACATAGTAAACACTTTAACAGAGGAAAGAAATGAATTAATAAGAGGGTCTATTGATAAATTAAATGACTTAAAGAACGCAACCGATAACCTTAATGCTGCGGAAGCAGACACATTAAAGTATTGGGAATCTAAAAAATCTGCTTTAGAAAAACAACAGAAAGCAGTTTCTAAAACAGCAGAGAAGTACAAGGAACTTGGATTAGAAATAAAAGAAGTTCAAAAAGAGATAGATGCTATAACGGGTGGGAAAAAACCAAAAGGTAGTGGTCGAGAGAAGTCTTTAAAGAACTACAAAGAAGGATTGTTTGATTTATCTAAATACATAAATGGCTTAGAGAGAAATGAGAAAGTAATAGCAGAACGAAATGAGGTTGATAAACTTAAAATAAAACACCTATTTGCTCAAAAAGACCTTGAGATAGAATTAGATTTATTTAAAGAAAAAGAAGAATTGAGATTAGCTGATTTTATGAGGTCAAAAGCAACCGATGAAGAAAAGGCTAAAGCACAGGAGATACATAATAAAACACTAACAAATGCAGAGAAAGAGTATCAAGAAGGATTAACTCAATTAATGGCTACGCAATCATCAGAAAGATTTAATAAAATCTATGAGATGATAAAAGAACATTCTGATAAATTAGTAAAAGCACAACAAGAAGGAGATATAATAGGGTTGGATGCACCTATAGACACAGGTGTGGATGCGTTAGAAAATGATAGATTAATAAATGAAGCGAAATACTTAGATAAACTATATTGGATAGAGGAAGAAAAACTAAGAAGAATAGAGGCTGGTAAAGAGTATGAGGATTTAGAGCAAGAAAAAACAAATGTTTTCAACGCACACGAAAACGAAAAATTAGCATTAGCTAGAAAAATAGAAAGTGCTAAAATGGACGTTGCGTTGCAAGGATTAGCGGTTGTTCAGCAAATAGCAGGAGAAGGTAGTGCGGTTGGAAAGGCAGCAGGTGTTGCTATGGCAACAATAAGCACTTATGAGGCAGCTACTGCTGCTTTAGGAGCAAAGCCTTATGGTCCTTGGAATATTGCTCAAGCAGCTATAGTAACTGCGGCAGGATTAGCTAATGTGTCTAAAATACTTAACACAAAGATACCTAACGGTAAAGGCGGCACTACTGGTTCGGGTGGAGGGCAAAGTAGAGAGTTTGACTTCAATCTAGTAGGTTCAACAGGAAAGAACCAATTAGCCAATAGCATACAAGGTAAATTTAGCCAACCTATTAAAGCATACGTTGTAAGTTCTGATATGACATCTCAACAACAACTAGATAATAAGATAAAATCATCTGCTACTTTTGGTGGTGACGATGGTTAATAATGAAACAAGAAAATAATTAATTTGTTATATTAATATGGAAGAATTAAATATCATTGAATTACTAATCGACGAGGAAAACGAATGGGGTGGAGTTGAGGCTCTTTCAATCGTTGAAAATCCTGCTATTGAAGAAGATTTTATTACTCTAAAAGCACAAGCTTTACAATTAGCAGAAGTAGATAAAGAAAAGAAGATTTTAATGGGTGCTGCCTTAGTCCCTGATAAGAAGATATATCGTAGAGATGACGAACACGAATATTACATATATTTCTCACAAGATACAGTTCGTAGAGCATCTGAATTATTCCTAACAAGAGGAAAGCAAAACAACTCAACATTAGAACACGAAGTTGGTATTGGTGGATTGTCTGTTGTTGAATCGTGGATTATAGAAGATAAGGTTCAAGACAAGAGCAGAAAATATGGTCTTAGTTTACCTGTAGGAACATGGATGGTTTCTGTTAAAGTAAACAACGATGATATATGGAATGACTACGTAAAGACAGGTAAAGTTAAAGGATTTAGCATCGAAGGATTCTTCTCTGAAAAACTATCTGCTTACAATAAAGACGAGAGATTACTTAAAGAAGTTATAGATATTTTGAATCAGTTAGAAAACTGAAAGTGAAACGATACTTTAAAAAAAGCGTTATACTAATATAAATTAATTATTTTTTATGAAAGCAACCGAGATTATCGACAAAGTAAAAGAAATCCTTTCTATATCACAAGCTAGTGGTGAGAAGGTAGAACTTAAAGAGGTTGAAGAAATTGAAGTTAAAGAAGTGGTTGAATTATCAGAAGAAGTTGTAGAAACTAAAGAAGTTACTGAAGAAGTAGAATTAGCAGAAGATGTTGCGGAAGCACCAACTGAAGAAGCTACTGCTCCACAAGTAATGGTTGAAGCAGCGTCTAAAGATGATTTAGTAGCTTTAAAGACTGAAATTTTAGACCTTATTGCCGACCTTATGAAAGAAAAGGAAAGTAATAAAGATGTTCCAAAAGAACTAAGTGCTGTTGAGTTGAAAGAAGAAGAAGTTAGCGAAATTTCTCACTCACCAGAATCAGAAGTGGAAGTAAAATTCAAACATAAGTACGCTCAAAACAGACCACAAGGTATTAAAGACAAAGTGTATTCAAAACTATTTAACAACTAATAATAAAAATTAATTATGGCAAGTCCAACTATTACAACTACATACGCAGGCGAGAAGCTACAAGGGTACATTTCAGCAGCGTTATTATCTGGAAACACACTTGATAGTGGTATTGTTTCTGTAAAACCGAACATAAAATACAAAGAGGTTATTAAAACCTTTGCTACTGGCGACATCATTGCTGCTGGTACTTGTGATTTTACTGATTCAGGCACTATCACTATTGGAGAACGTTATTTAACTCCTAAAGAACTTCAAGTAAATGTTGAGGTTTGTAAGGATGTATTTCGTTCTGATTGGGATGCAATCTCTATGGGATTCTCTGCACACGATAACTTACCTAAATCTTTTCAAGATTACTTAACTGCACATTACGTAGCACAAGTAGCTGAAGCGGTTGAAACTCAAGTTTGGCATGGTGACGATTCTGCAACTCAAATGAATGGATTAGTACCTCAAATGACTGCTGATGCAGATGTTGTTGATGTGGTAGGTGCTTCTATTGGTGCTGGTGGTGTAACTGCTGCTAATGTTGTTGCTGAATTAGGGAAAGTAGCAGATGCTATTCCACATGAAATTTATAGCAAAGCAGGTATTCAAATCATAGTTGCTCCTAACGTGTACAAAGCTTACGTTCGTGCATTAGGAACACAAGGATTTGTAGATAGATTCAACAACCAATCTCTAGGAGCATTATTATTTGATGGTATTCCTGTGATTATGGCTAACGGATTAACTTCTAACTATATGGTAGCAGGTTTATCTTCTAACTTATGGTTTGCAACAGGATTATTCAATGACTACAACGAAGTTAAAGTATTGGATATGGCTGATTTAGATGGTTCTCAAAACGTTAGATTTATCATGCGATTTACTGCTGATACTAACTACGGTATTGGTTCTGAATTAGTACTTTACACTCCAGTAGCGTAAGACTAATATAATAGTAAAAACAAAAGGGGTAGGTAGTTTCTACCTGTCCCTTTTTTAATTAACAATAATAATAAAATAAAAATATGGCTTGCGATATTAGTTTAGGTAGATTAGAGGCTTGTAAAGATTCTGTTGGTGGCTTAAAAAGTGTTTACTTCATTAATTATGATGGAACGCTTAAAGACGATGTGACAAACACATTGGCAATAGGAGATATTATAGACGCTACAGTAGCAGGTACTACAACGTACCCTGCTTATAAGTATGAATTACGTGGTGCAAATAGCTTTGATGAAGCAAATGAAAGTTCAAGAGAGAATGGAACATCATTCTGGACAGGAACAGGAACTATTGCTTTAAAGAAACAAGATGCTCCAACAAGAAAAGAATTAAAGGTATTATCTTACGGTAGACCTCATGTTATCTTTGAAGATTACAATGGTAATTTCTTCTTAGCAGGAGCAGAACATGGATGCGAAGTATCTGTGAATACTGCTAGTGGTTCAGCAATGGGAGATTTTAGTGGTTACAACTTAACCATTACTTCTATTGAAAGAGAGCCTGCTTACTTTGTAGCTGATACATTTATCGGTGGAGCGGTAACACAAGGATTTATAGTTACTGAAGGAGTATAGTGATTGATTAAATATTCTAATTAAGACACCTCTATATGGGGTGTTTTTTTTGCTTTAAATAAAACGAAAACAAGGTTATCTTGTTATATTAATATGACAATAGCAAGTACAGGTGATTTACCTATTTTAACGATATATAAGACAGGTAGAGATTACACAATAACAAGCATACTTATTATTAACCAAGAAACTAGGAATAAGTATACATTAACTGAAAATTATTCGGAAAACGGTAATATTCTTACCATTGACCTTACTCTATCTGGTTTATTAGCGGAAATAAAAGACAATACCGCTATATCTGTTATATGTTATAATGGAACTGATATTATTGTTTATAGAGATATAGTTGTTTTTAACGGTGTTCTAAATACAGAAGGCGATTACGAGCAATTACCATCTTCAGACGAATACGTTTTTATAGAATAAAATTATGGAAGATAAAAAACCGCAACCATTAATGTTAAGAGGAATCAATATGGCTTCCTATCAAGCACCTGCCGTTATAGAGGAACATAACAGAGATTGGATTGCTTATGGTGATGATAATGATTATTATAATTACTTGATAGAAAACTATTTAGGTTCGCCTACTAATTCAAGATGTATTAATGGTATTGTTAATATGATTGCAGGTAGAGGGTTAGAGGCTACGGATAGCTTAGATAGACCAAAGGATTATATCGATATGAAAACCCTTATTACAAGAAAAACACAAAAAAGGGTTGCTCACGATTACAAAGCTTTAGGTCAAGGTGTTATGCAAGTAACATATAACAAAGCTAAAACTAAAATATTAAAAGTATCTCATTTTCCAACTGAAACATTAAGAGCAGAGAAAGCAGGTAGAGATGGAATAATTAAGGCTTACTACTACCATCCCAAATGGAAAGAGGTAACACATAAGTCTAGTCCTAAGAGAATACCAACTTTTGGGAACGGTAGTAATAAGGAATTAAATGAGTTGTATGTTATTAAACCTTACAGAAGTGGGTTTTATTATTATGCGCCTGTTGATTATAATGGGTGTTTGCAATATGCTGATTTAGAATCGGAAGTTTCAAATTACCACATAAATAATATTAAGAACGGATTACAACCATCTTTGTTGATTAACTTTAATAATGGCATACCGCCAGAAGAAACTCAACAAATGATAGAGAATAAGATTTACAGTAAGTTTAGTGGCAGTTCAAATGCAGGTAGGTTTATACTAGCGTTTAATGAATCACAAGAAACTAAAGCTGACTTAGAACCTATCCATTTACCTGATGCACACGCACAATATCAATTTATGTCTGATGAGGCTAGAGAAAAGATAATGTTAGGGCATGGTATTGTATCACCAATATTATTAGGTATTAAAGATAACACAGGATTTGGAAATAACGCAGAAGAATTACGTACTGCATCTGTTTTAATGGATAACGTTATTATCAGACCATTTCAAGATGAAATATTAGAAGGATATAAAGAAATTCTTGCGTTTAATAATATCCACTTAAAATTATACGTAACTACATTACAACCAATAGAGTTTACAGAACTTGATAATGTATCTACTAGAATTAAGAGAGAAGAAGAAACAGGAGAGAAGCTTTCTGCACATATTGAACTAGATGACTTTGAAGATGAACAAGGAGATGACATTCTAAGCCAATTAGAGGGCATTGGAGAGCGTATCTCTGATGAATGGGAACTGATACACTCTGAAGAGTTAAAAGACGCTAAGAACGCTTTAAATCAAGCCGAGTTAGCTGAAGCAAACCCTTA